GAATATATCCCTCCTACCTGCATCTTGCGGATCTCGTTCTCACTCATCCGCACTACATGTGTATATCGCTCCGCTGTCCTCAAATCAGACGCATGATACGGAACAACCAGATCTTCGGCAGGAACAAACTTCGATACCGCCCTCTGCTTTGTCTGGTCAAAGTAAACTTTCTTGAACGTAGATCCGGTAATTGGCAGATAGAACAGCATCTGATCTGTGTCCTGATCAAACTCCTCCATCACTTCCGTGATCTGAAAGTTCATGAAATCCTTTACACGTTGAGCCTGTTCCTCAACTATACGGTTCTGATCGCCCAGAATCTGCGTCTTTACAGGACCACCCGGTGGCAACATCTCTTTGTATGCCTGCGCCTGAAACTGCGTAATCGCCTCAGATAACACAGGGTGCGTTACACCACTTGCCCCCATGAACGGCTCAGACCGCTCATCGTAATTAATACCAAGTAACGTCAGACCCTTTGAGATGGCCTCTTCCCACTCGGAGCGGCCCTCCTTGTCCTCATCAACTAACCCCCCAAGATCTGAGGACAAAGAACCAAGCGTAGATCTATCTAGAACCTCGGCCAGATTTGCATTGTGATCATAGACTTCCGCCTCGACCATAACCGTTTCTTCTGTGCCAACAAGCTCAATACCGGGCGGAAGATCTTCCATACCGGGCAATGCTATTTGGACCTCGGTCATGGCATCTTCTGGCACGGCTGCTGGCCCACCCGGACCCATGGCCTGCTCCATCATTCCTGCAATCTGTCTTGGTTCAATAGCCATTAGAAGATTCCTTTAAATGTTCCACCACGCTTTTTCATGACAGCGCCATTTCTGTTTCTTAAAATTTCATCCTTGTACGCTTCATCTGTAAGAGCTTTGCGTCTTGCTCTTTCAGCACCCACATTTCCCTGACGTTTCATTGTACCAAAGACGCTATCAGGTGTATCAAGAACCGCCTGTAATTCTTTGTCTGTCATATCCTCTAGGAACTCTACACCCAACTTTTTTCTCAATCTGTTTAAAGCAGAAGCATCAGTTGCCCGAACAACCTTTTTTTTCTTTTTCTTGTCGCTCATCAGAATACTCCTTTAAATGTGCCGCCACGCTTTTTCATGACAGCGCGGCCCATGGCGCTTTTCTTGATGGTCTGCCCAGGAAGTGTGCCACTGGTATCGAACGTAACACCTGAAGGCTCTTTCTTTGGCTTTGGCTTTGGAAGTTTTGTAGGAGTCTTCGGACCACCCTCTTTAGGAGCCATGGCTTTCCGCAAACCTGCTCTTCCCATGGTGCCCTCCTTCTGCGGAACTTTCCCTCCTCTAGGCGAACTATCTCTGAACTTTGGCTCTTCTCTGGCAAGCACGTTCTTTCTGAGCTTTTTAAAATCTGCAATTTCAGAAGACAGCGCCTTTTTTCCAGCCGTGGTCATGCCTTCAATTTTATCTTGTACTTTGTTGACCTGTGCAACTGTGTTCATGTCCTTTTTGATCATGGCTCTGAGCTTCTTCAGATTGCCAATGTTCTCTTTTTGTCTGTCGCTCATTAGAATACTCCTTTGAATCTTTGAGGTCGGGCGATGGGACTAAAACCTTTGATCATGCCGCCATCAACTTTTTTGACCAGCTTCGCCATCTTCTCCCGTCTGATTTTTTCAAGCACGAGAAAATGCTCATGCTCCTCGTCTGTGAGATTCGTGATGTTCTCGTTCGCAATTCTTTTGATTTCTTTGTCACTACGCATTTTACGAATATACCCTAAATAAATCACCTATACCAGAACGCATGTCCACAGGACCGCCGTCACGGAACTGATAAAACAAACCAGGGTCATCTTCTACGCCCCTTTTAAACACCTGAATATCTCCCGTGCTACGCCCCTCTCTAAGATCTGCTTTATAGCCAAGTTTTTTTAGAGTGCTTTGAGTCTGTCGTGCAGTGTTTTTACCTGTCGCGTAATCAGATAAAGCGTCTTGAACTTCTTGATTGTAATCGGATTCTATCAAACGCAGATTAGGCTTGAGTGTCTCCGGCTCTGGAATACCTATACCTGCAATACCGCGCTGCTCTTGCTCACCCATGCTTCTGTAGAACGCCGCTTTTTCAGAATCGCTCAAACCCGCAATACCAAGCTGCTCCTCTCTTACACGAGTCGCCGCGTCCTGCGCCGCCCTCACATTCTTGAACTTTGCCGTCTGTAGCTCCGCTTCCAAAGCATTTCTATTTGTCTGCGCCTCACGAAAACGTGACAGTGCCGCGTCAAAACCAAAGTCATCATTTACATTCTTTGCAATATCATCAAGAACAGAGTTCTCATTCAAAGCATCAGGATATATTTCGTTGTAGTCTCTCACCTTAACACGAACGGCATTAACCAACGCATCGCCGCGATTAAAACCCTGATCCCTCGCACCCTGATATTCGTCGATCACACCACCAATGAACTCATCAGACGTGGCCCGAACATCATCGCCGCCACTGGCAAACTCAAAGTTCTTGTCTATGTTGTTGGCCGCATTCAGATCAAACGCATCTTCAACACCCTGAGTCTCCATGTTCAACTCACGAGCAGCACGAAGTTCCGGGGTCCGAGCTTCGCCCAACTCCTTCTCAAGCTTCATGTACTTCTTGGACTTTGTACCTACAACCTCGCCCTCGAGGACTTCTTTCTTTGGTGCAACAGTGGTCGGCGCTTCGTTAAGCACAGGATATATGTCACTATCAAACATCGGAAGCACCGCATCTCCATCCTGACTTGTTATGCGAGTTGGTCTTTCCTGTGGCGGCACAAAATCAAAACTGTCTGGATCCTGTGAACCCCAACGAATACCTCGACCCTCTCCTATCTCACTTGACTCAAACCGAACTGGAACACGCTCAACGCCAGCATCTCTTAATACCATCATCCGATGACGACCCTCATGGCCCTCAACTTTTGCCATGCCCTTACCGTCATGAGAGAAACGTAAGGAAGGGAGACTAGAAAACTTAGTGTCATTGTCCATAAGTTCACGAACACCAGCTAACTTCTCCGGGCTTTCACCCTTCTCAGCCAGGGCTAAAAACTCATCGGGAGACATATAAGTGAGCGTCTCTCTGGACTTTGGATTCTTTGCTTCGCTAATCTTTTCCGCTAATGACTCTTCTCTGAAAAAAGCAGTGCCGTCAGAGGAACTGACATTGACCGGATCTATCAAAACCTCTTTTTCATTTAACCTTGAAAGAGCCGGAACTGTTGACTCAGGTGCCGCTAATATATCCCCCGCTCTTACTGTATATTTAATCGTTGGTTGTTTTACTTGGCCCCTACGCTCTCTTAGTCTTTGTCCTGGTAATTGTCGTTGACCAATATTGGGATCTAAACTGAAGGACTGAACCTCCCCCTCTTTTACATCCCCTACACGATACACAGTCACAGGTGTATCAGGAGTGAGATCCTCTACTTTTATGCCAAGATGATCAGCAACAAGAACATCCGAATCCGCTTTCAGTTTTGACTGAATAGCACCAAGGGTGTCAGCAGAAACAGTGTCTAATGGTTCACCAAAAAGTCCTTCTCTAGAATACTGTAGAAAATAAGTGGCAGCTTCATCAGCACCTGTGCTCACAAGATCTCTAATCGCATCAGGTGTTTCCTGCTGTCTAACATAATCCATAATCTCGTCTGAAGCTGAAGGTCCAAGGTCCGAGGGCGGAGCTTCCATCTCAATGTTGCCAGATCCTTTGACCTCGATCCCCGAACCTCGGGTTTTGGTAGCTTGAGCAAACAGCCTTCCGATGCCTGGAGCCAGAGCCACAGCAGCTTCGCCGCCAAGTCCAGCCGTGCCAGCCATTACACGACCAAGTGTCTCCATACCAGAACCAGTCGGACGATCATAATTTACATCAATCGCCTCACCCAGATCAGCATACTTGTCAATCAGATACTCGGAACCAAGAAAAGGCTTCTCCGGCACAGGTATACCCACGCCGCGCATCGCCATTGTTGTTAAATCTACAGGGGCACCAAGCAAATCCAT